TAGTCCTTTTACCTTCTTCTGTTTGAAGGTCATTTAATCTTAATAAATAATCGTCTATCATAAATTTCTTTCTATGTCGTGTAGTCAAAACCCTTTTTATAAGACAATAAACCGCGTGTCAAGCTTTATTTTCCGTGAACCGCGAACCGCGAAAAAACATCTTCCGCCTCCACCCCCGCCCTTAATGGGTGGGAAATATATATCCCATTTTTATGGGTTTGTCAAGTGGATAAGTCAAAAAAAACTGTGGATAAAAAAGGCGGGTAAGAAAGGGATAACTAACCCGCCCTAATATTCTCGACGCGAGGAAACCATGCCACTAGATCCTTTGATCGCGGTCAAGAAATCGTTGAAAATAATTCATGTTCAAGGTCAATCCAGCGATATGGATAATCAAGTATCGTGGAACACGGAACATGGAAACCGTCGCGGTCTAATTCTCGCCCTTTGTCGCCGTCGTACAGTTTGATAATTCTTTGTTCGGTGTGCTTTATAAGGAAATAGTTTTTCCCATTTTCTTGAAAATGGTTGTAATTCCATGAGATTTGTAACGGTGAGATATTTATTGAATTCTGCTTAATACATTTTAATTCAAGCCAAACGGACACTCCGCCCTTGATTCCGTATAAATCTGGTATTCCCCCACCATGACGATTTTCAATCCTAGTCCATTGAGCGCTGATGTTTTTCATTATTTCGCGCCCAAAGTTTGATTCAATTTTTGCTGTCAAGATTTCCACTCCCCTCTTGTTCGTATCATTCTTTCAATATCGTCGCGGTGATCTTTATGCCAATTTTCCCAACAACCGCGACTATGAAAAAGCCCGTCGCGGGGTTGCTGTGGTATTTCATAATATATAATATATTTCTTTTTGCTATGATCGTGAAATCGTCTTTCAACTTCAAAAGCATTACTCGGGATTTCGTGGTCGTCGCGTTCTTGCTCGGTCATAAAATCAAACCAATTAAAACGACGATCTTCCACCGCCATATATCCGCGCTGACCATAACTCATATATAATTTCTTTCCGCATTGCTGACATAATGGAATATTACTCATGCCGAATTCCAGCGCTTAATCATTTCTTTAACAATAAATAACGTTTTATCAATTTCTACATCAAAACTATTAATATCAACAAACTCGACTAAATCCTCTATTGCCAACATTTCTTCCTCTGTCATAATTTTTCCTTTCTTTAAATAAAAAACACTATCCCATTAAAATGAGATAGTGTCAAGAAAATAATTTATGCTAATTCTTTTTCTTTTGGTGTTGTTACAACCGCGAGAATATCGCGTTGCGCTTGTCGGATTTTAGCACTATCAAGCAATCGTTGTTTTGTTTCCTCTGATACTATGGAAACAGCAGTACCAATATTCTGATCGTCAAAATTAACACAAGCCTCAATATCAATCCAATATGGCTTAATCTCACTTAAAAATTTAGCTTGGTCAACAACCATATTCATATCATTAACAAGTGTCATTTTATGCTTTGCCAATTCGCGCTGTGCCATAATCATGACACGTCTTGATATGTCATAATCATTTAATTTTTTCCAATCAAATTCATTATCGCACATCATAGTACGAGAATGACAACCGCCCGTCGCGGGTACTAAAAGAGCAAAACCGTCCATTCTGCCGACGTCAGATTCATTAATATTATGATCGTAAGAATTATTATATCCGCTACTTGTCGTATAGCGCGGATTATTAAAGTTTTTTATCGCTGTGCTTAATTCATTACTAGCGACGTGATAATGCGGATTATTGTCTTTTCCTTCCTGTTCAATTTCAATATTCGGATTGACGCCTAAATTCATCAATTCATCATAATGTAAAGCGGTCATATCTTCCTTGTTATAAGCAAACCTAAATTGCTTTTCCTCGTCGTCAGCAAAACTCGGTTTGAAATAGAAACAAGAATCATATTCAGAAAAAGAATTATAATCACTACCGCGAGAATATCGTTGTAATATTTTCATATCCTCTGGTGGAAAATTCTTTTCTACTGTCGGCTTGACAACATCATTCCAAACATCACTTTCATGTTGTTTGAAATTTACCACCGCGTCAGATAAATTACTATCGTATTCTGTCGGTGTTCTTTTCCAGATCGTATCTTTCCAAGCATCTTTAATTGCTTTTCGCTTGGCTTGATTTAGTCTTATATCGTTCTTATCCATAATTTTCCTTTCTTTAAAATTATATTATCCCAATAGCATGGGATAAATTGAAAGTCAAGTTGTTAATTCTTTTAATTTTTTTTCAGCGTCTTTTTTAGTTAAATAAATATAATTGCTATCGCTAATTTCTGCATATACTTCGTCATTAAAAGCTTCACAAAAATTTTCCAAAGTATATTTAGTTATATCCAAAGCGGACTCATTAACATAATAAATATATTTTTTCATTTCCCTATATCTCCCGCGACGTGGTGTCTAATCATACTGCCATAGGGCAAAGTCTTAACCCAATCGCTTAATTTTACCGCGTCGGAAACTTCCTGTTTTTGTTTGGCTGTCGCTTTCCAAGAAAAGACAGTGAAACCTTGTCCCGCATAGCAACCGCCTTTTTCGTCTTGTCCAACTTTTTTCTTTTGGCTACCATGCGCTGTAAATTTAACAATATAATCTCTTTTTTGCCTAGCACATAATGGCTGACCACTACCGCAATTCTGACAAGTAATTTTTTTATTTTCTTCAGCGGGACATCTTACAAATCTAACACCTTGTATATTATCAACTTTATCCGTCATTGTATAAGGCGCAGTATAAGTAGTTTCCCTTCCACTATTAAAACTGTTTAATGCTTGGATTACTGTATCAGCACTATAATTTATGGTTGTGTGGTTTTCTTCATTTTGCGGAATTGTAGTATAATCAAAATGTGAATAAGTCCAAGCTTGACCTTTTTTAGGAACAGCTTTTCTCAGCGCCGTCAAATAATCTTGATCTATTTCCGTCGCGGAATTGTCGCCGTCGGGATTTAATGAGCAAGTCGCGGGACAACTACCATACATGGAACTACCCGCCCTATATGTTGTCGCAATCGCGCCTGTCTTTCTATTGCTTGATTGATTTATTAGTTTTAAGCTCATATTATCCCAATAACATGGGATTATTTAGAAGTCAAGTGTTTTGGATAATTTTCTTTTTTGCCTGTGTATTTAGAATCTGGCGGTGGCACATATCCGTTTTTTACCTTGTCGCGGTACAATGCGCCAAGCACAGCATTTTTCGTCGTATCAAATATTTTTCCAATTTCGCTCATGCTGTTGCATTTCGTCAGATATTTTACATAATTTAATTTATCTTCTGTCCAAACTTTAGGTCTACCTGTCATTCTATTTCCTCAATCGTTTCTATTTGCCAATCAGTACATTCTCGTCTGATATCTTTTTCGTCGTAACCTTTTCGTCTAAATACTTCTTCTGCTTCTTCTTTTGTATTTGCCTCAATATCAAAAGATGTTGCAAAACTTTCACTAATTAAAAATTCAAATGTTTTCATTTTTCCTCCAATGCTCTTTCCAAGTTACTAATCGCGTTCCTTATGAACACTTTTAATGTTTCCTTTTCGTCAAATTTCTTTTTCTCTTTCAGAATCATTTTCTTGAAAGCGCGACGAACATACAAATCGGACATTTCCGATACAGGCATATCCTCATTTTTGCTTTTGCTGTGATAATATACTTCTTCACTCATCTTCCACTTCCTCTATCTTAACATTGAATGCGGTTAATAAATTTCTTAAAATATCAATTGTCAATGTTAATTCATCATCATAACTTTTGATAACAAATTTTTTATCATAAACATCTATTTCCATTTTTAATCCTTTCTACTTATCTTATATAGTTGAGATAAATTAAAAGTCAAGTTATTTTTTTTCTTGACTTCCTATGCTACTGGCAGTAAGAAGATAATTGCATGGGCGACGGAGTTATTCGGATAAGTCCTGTGCAATTTTAGAAAGGACTAATAATGACAAAACTAATTGAAGAAATTAAGCAAGACATAAGAGATTTAAGAGATTCTCATTTTCACTTTTGTCCCTTTGAACTGAATGAACAAGTTGGGGACACAAGAAAAGACAAGATAAAATATTTTGAGAATTGGTTGGATAAATATTATGATTGTACTTGCGGGGATTTTGATTCAGTAATTGATAAATTGGAGAGGATTGGGAAAGAAGATTGGAAAAAAGAAAAAAAGAAAGAGGTGGCTGACTTCTTCGGCGGAGAAGTCAATGACAAAGTTTGAAATACCAGATTATTACAATCAATCAAAACCTAAACCCGATAAGGAAGAAGTTTTAACTGAACGAAAATGTTTCATCTGCGGTACAAAGGCGAAGATGGGAAAGTTCGAGCGGTATTGCAGTTTTACCTGTAAGCACAAGGCAACGGACTTGGATTACACAAGTCACGGGATAGGGTTTAGATAATGGGAGGATATTTAATAGCCTTAATTTTACTATTTAGTCTATATTATATAGTCAAAGCCTATGAATATATACATCAGTATCTTACAAAATACAAAAAAATTACTGTCCCTATTTTATTTCTTTTACTGTTTTTTCTTCTATTTCTTTAACCTCAACACCAATCGCCTCGCCATTGATAATGTTATGGTCGCGGATTTCCTTGAGTTTGGCTTCTAGTTCTGGTCTGGTCATATTATCCAGCGAGGCTGTAACAACCTCTTTTCTATCCACATAGAATCCTGCCAACTGACCTCTGCGAAATTCAGCTTGAACAGCAGGACCCAACTGCCCATTTGTGACAGCAGTATCGCGCAATCTAGCCAATTCCCTAGCATGTCTGACAAAATCTATCTTACTTGCTTCAGCATATTCCTTTTGCAAATTCTCAATCGCTTCAACAACCAAAGGAAACATTTTCGGACTCCTTAAATTACAGGCAATATTAGTCGCTGATTTCTCCGAGTATCCCGCTTCTTTGGCACAATCGGTCGGTGTCATGCGACCATTGGACTTAACAAACAAATGAATAAAAGCCCTTTGTTTCGGTGTTATTTTATTTACGTTTCCCATATATTTTTCATTATAACACACCTTTTAAATTTTATATATATATTTTAAAAGTAAATATATATATAATTTATCAATTTACTCTCAAAAACCTCATATAGGTTACGTAACCTAATTGTTATAAGTAACCTTATATGTAACGGTATTATTGTTATATTTCAAGATGTTACGTCTAAAGTTACGTGGTTACGTCATATTTGAGATATTTTTATGTTTAATATTTTAATTTACTTTTGAAAAACCTATATGAAATTAAGAATGGCGGATTTCTGCCAATACGACACTTTGCCCATGTTCCGTGTTGCGATATCCGTCAAAATAGAAGAAGGGGCTTTTCTGCCCCTTCCTTTTATATTTTTTCTGTCACTACAGTTTCTTGTTTTTCGTAGTCGAAGATATCAAAAGAAGTATATTCCTCTCCTTCATCATCAACCCTCAAGATTAAATCATAATCCTTTCCATTTAAAAAGAATTGTATGTGTTTATCTTCCA